GTGATGACAAAGGGAATGGCGGCACGTGAGCGTGCGTCGTCCAACATCTCCAAAAACTCCTCGTCCATGTAGTTGCCACTGCCTGGCTCGTCGGGCGAATCGAATTCGGAATAGTTGAACCACTTCATTCCTTGCGCTTGCTTCGCGCCGTGAGGGCGCGTTCCACGTTGAACCACACCAGCGTTACACCCGCGACGATGGCGAGGCCGTCGCTTACGAGGTTGACGGCGACGCTACCCACGTAGGTGACGTTTAGGGCGTTGAGGATATGGCATTTGATGTCAGACATCTTCTAGGTCATTAGGAAACCAACCGTTGTCCTGCATGTACTGCATGTCGCGCACGGTTGAGGTGGTAGGAATGATGGCGCCAAAAGGAAAGGCGCTGTTGTGTAGCACGTAACTGTGCAGCTGGGTGCGTTCCTGCTCTGGAACCTCGGGAAAGAGCGTTACGAGCTTCTCAAGAGTCGCCTGTGGGTGTACTGGGATGACGTACTCGGTGTCGATTTGCAGGGCTACCTGCACGCCGTCGGGATGTTCGACGACGCCAAACACGTCGCACTCGGCGTACTCAGGCGTCTGGAAGCGCTCGGGCATGGTGACGTTGAACAGCTCACGGCTGATGCGCTTGGCGCGCTCTTTGGCGCTAATCCATGGCAAGGCTAATATGAGGATGTAGCCGTTCATGGGTAAATAGAATAGTACGTGTTGATGTTGGATTCGATGCCTGTGCGGTTGCTGGATTGGTCGGAAGGATAAAGAATAAGTTCCTGCATGGTCATCATGTCCACGCTACCGCTGCCTGGATAACCTATATTAAATTCCGTCCACGTGTCATTATCAAATGATACAGACAAAAGCCTTTGTTGCTGAAAGGTGGTATAAACAGAATTTCGGCTTGTTAGTGCTGTCGACGTGCCATCAATATATGTGATCACATTTGAAACGCCAGAATTTGGTGAACTGCCAACACTTTGCTGCGCTACAAGCAAAAATTTAGCAGCGGTTTCGCTTTGAACGAAACAGGTAAAACTACTTTCAACTTGACCGACGGCAAAAATCCAACTTCCATCGACTACGCTATAGGTCAAATTCAACGAGTTATTGCCGCTTAAATTATCAATTATGGCTGGCATGTTGTTTCTTGAGATTACCGTCCCACTCGACACAATTTGCGGTTGGTTGGCGTTCGTGCCTTGCGTCGCGTTGTTGCCGTTGCCTGACTGGTCGTACCAGGTATGCACGTAACCGCTTGCAGGCCCAGTGTGCGCCAAGAGCGCCGTGGTGTCAAGGTCGCCGTTAGAGTCAAACCCGATGTCGGCAAGCGTGTTGCCTGCGCTCTCGCGCACCTTGATGGCATAACCCGTGTAGTCCTTGTCAAGCTTGCGCAGAGAATACGCCGCGGCGGCGCCTGGGTAATCGTCAAGCAATTTGTTTGCGCTTGCGCTAACCTCGTCGTAGGTAATTAGGAACGTGTAGGAACTGTCTGTTCCCACGCGGTTCATGTATTCTTGAATGAGCGCCAGCGTGGTGTTTAGCGAGTCGCCCTGCGTTGGTTGCACTGCGGCGGGCTGGGTGTAGGTGTCGGTGTTGCTTCCTTGACCCTTGGCAAGGACGTAAACGGCGCGTTGCTTGTAATATCCAACAGGCGTAACCTCGCCTTGGTGGTCAATGTACTTACCCACGCCGTCGTTGGTAATCGTCCAATACCCTTCCATCGTCTCGCTACCTACAACGGCGGTCCACGACGTACCAAAGCGCGATCGTGCCAGTGGGTTGTAACTCACATACGAGGTGTTCACGATGTTGTTGGCAGTGCCGCCCAGCATCGCAGGCTTCGGCACGTTGCCTGCGTCAGGTGGTGTTACGTCCTTGCTCGGCTGTGGGTTGTCCTGCGCCTCGGTAATGCCCGTGACGTCGCGGCTCGACAAAATCAGCGTGGCGTCGTACTCGTCGTCGGTGGCGACGTAGCGCAACGCCGTAAGAAAATACACGTTGGAATCCTCGGCGTCGGTGAGCACCGTATAGGGCGCAAGGTATCCGTTGCCCGTGCCGATGAGTTGGCCACGTTCCATGCGCTTGCCCGTGCGGTGGAACGCCATGCGCTCACGTACGGCGAGCTTGTTGATGCCAAGGGACGCAGTGGTGCTGTTCAGGCTTCGCCAGTCCGTGGCGTCCACGTACGTGCTTCCGTCGTACACCTTAATGATACCATGATCCATCGACGTGATGCGGTCGCCCACCAACGTCTCGCCCAAGTCAAGTTCAAAGCGCCCTTGGTCGCCCGTGGCAGTGATGTCCACCGTGCCAAACTCTTGTTCCTGGGCGTCGTCGAAGATTGCGCACTTGAAGTTGCGCACGCTATAATCGGCGTAGTTGGTGTCGGTGAAGTCGGTGGTGGTGGTGCCGTCCGCTTGAATGCTTGTAATGTTCAGAAACATTTGCAGGCCGTCACGGGCGGCGGTGAGCGGTGGTGTCACCAGGTCAAAGCGGTAATTGATATACGCGCCGTCGGTGAGGTTTGGGCCGATGCCCTGTTCTCTGTCGATAACAAACGGGCACACGATCTGGAAGCGGTCCGTGTCGGTGTTGGTCCACGTGATGTCGTCGTAGGCGTCGGCGCCCAACTCGAGGTTGGTTGGGAAGTCGTTGTTGTATCCATTCAGCGAGGCGTGAATGAAGCTCGTGGTACCGATGCTGTAATTGCGCTTAAGGTAGTAGTCAGTGCTTCCGTCACCGTCGCCCAGGCGAAGGCTAATTTTCAAAACAATGCGCCCGTAGCGGTTGGTGTCGGTGGTGCCCGTAGGTATTCCCGTGTGGCGGTACATGAGGTTGCCGCCCACCTTAAACCGCAGGTCCTGTTCGTACGTGGCGTCTTCGTCGTCAAGCACAAGGCTGGCGGCCATGTTGGCGCTCGTGTAATTGCTCTTAAGCACCACGGGTTTATCGCCCTGGTAGTTGCGCGTAAGCTTCACCTCTTTGTACGGTGGTGCCGCCGTGCGCACCCAACCGCGGCGCTTGTAGAAGTTGCCCGTGTTGCCGCCAAAGGTTTTGCCAAACGTGATGGCGCTCGTGGCGCCAGTGGTGCCAGATTTCTTAATGATAATTGCCTGCGCGCTCGTCTGTGATTGCTTCACGCCCAAAGGCATAAACCAAAACTTGCCCTCATACATGAACATGGTGCAGTTCAGCGTCTTGCACAAACTTTCGATTACCTCTTTGGCGCTGAAGTATCGCGGCTCACCGTCGTTATCTACGTTGTGAAATGTCTCGTGGGTGATCTGCGAGAACAACGAAATAAACGTGGGCGTAGTTACGGGCGCGGCATAGCCCGAATAATTGGACGCCACAAAGTCCTCGAAGATGTACAGGAAATCGTCTGTGCCTTGCCAGTAGTCGATGTGTGGCACCTTCTTGAGGGCTTCCCACAAAATGACGCCGTACGAGGTCGCGCCCTGGTATGCTGTGCCGCCGTCGTTGAAGTCGATGCCGTCGAGTTGACCCAAGCCGTCAACGGCGGTGATGGTCACCTGCTCGTGTGGGCTGATGTCTTCGACCACGATGCCCTCGGGCAGGATGGTGCCCACCCAGTACAACGTGTTGGTGCCGTCAGGGTCTTTGTAGATGGCCACGGCCCACTCGCCCTCGGGATCGGCGTTGAAGTCGTCAAACAGTCCCTGGAAGTGCGAACGGTTGTCAGGGTCGAACATCATTGTAAACGACACACTGCTACCCATGATGGTTGGGCATTCTTCAAACTCGCCCGCGTTGTCGTAGTTAAGCACGAAGCCGTCGCCACCCACGAAGAATTCAACCGCGTTGGTAGTAGCGCCTGCCAGGTGCACAATGTCGATGCGCCAATCTTCGTCGTTGATGCCCGTAAACTCGGCGCGCCCTTGAACGTGTACTGCCATCAGATCACTCGATTTCGGTTACGTGTGCCGCGGTCGTTGGCCAACACGATGTCGCTTCCGCTGATGCGGCCAAATACTTCTACGCGGCTTGCACCCATGATGTCTTGCAACTTGGACAGTGGCGCGATAACCTCAGGGTCGACGCGCGCGTTAGGGTTGTCACCGACGATGGCGGTGGTGGCGCCGTACGCCAGGCCGCCCTCGGCAAGTGCTGGTATGTTGTTCTCTGCGAGGTTGGCGGCATAACTTGACAGTGCCGCACCTGCGGCGACAAATGCGACACCTGCCGCGGCGGCAGCCAGCGGTGAGGTAAACAACGTTTTTTGGAACACAATCATGGCCGTAGCCTGTGCAATCATAGCTCCACCAATTTGCTTCATGAAGTTGCCAAGGAATTGCAACGACTGCGACAGTAGTTTTGCGCCTTGCAATCCGCCTTGCATCATTTGACCAATGGCTTCTCCCATGCCAACAAGCGCGTCGCCAATGCCCTGTTGTATGCTGCTTTGAATATCCTTTGTTACGCCCTGAATGAACTTGCGCATACGCTCAAAGTCGCTGATGACTTTATCTGGGTCGTAGTCGAATTCGAGTTCGATGTCTTCAAACTCTTCTTCGATTTCCTCGATGCCCTCCAACACCTTGTCGGTGTACTTGCGGCCCTCCGTGGACCAGTTGCGCATGATGTCGGTGAGCGTGGTAAACTGTGTGGCCACTTGCGACGTTGAACCATTCAACTTGCGTTGCAATGCTTCTTCATCGGCCAATGCTTTGTTGACAGTAGCCAATTCATCCTGGTACGCTTGAAGCTCCGTTGTAATGCCGTCAATCACTTCTTGGTGGCTCTCCATAGCGCGCTGCCATTTCTGTTGTTCGCTTGGCAGCTTGGCCGCATCACGTGCGGCGGCGTATCTATTTAAAATTTCTGTGTGCTCTGCAAGCGCATCCTTCGCAGACGAGATACGCTTTTCGAGCTCCATCTTTTTGCCTTCGTTATTCAGCGCCAACAACTCCAAGCGCCAGTCCTTGGTTACCTGCGCCGCTTCGCCTACGTCAACACTATATCCAACAACAACTGCGGCGAGTGTTGCAAGACCAGCGGCAACCGCCACAACTGGGTTGGCCAACATCGCAAAGTTCAAAGCCAATACGACAGTGCGCAATGCGGTGAAGGCGACGACCAGTTTGGGAATAATAAGTAGGAGCGGTCCAAGGGTTGCCGCAAACGTTCCCACGATAACAAGCAGTCGCTTGACAAACGGCGACATGTTGGCAAAACCTTTGGACAACGATACCACGCCATCCAACATGCGATTGACAATGGGCAAGAACATTTCACCCAATGAGGCAGCGGCCAACTTGAGGTTGTCCAGCGCCGTGCTGAACTTACCCGCCGCCGTTTCACTCAAGCGCTCCATGGCGCCTGCGGCAAACCCTCCCTCTTCAGCAAACGACTTTAGCGTATCATTAAACTGTTGTACGCTCACGGCACCCGCGCCCAGCTTGTCGGCAGGCAAACCCGTAGCGTCGGCCAATGCCTTGAAGATCGGGATGCCGCGCTCTGCCAGTTGGTTGAGGTTCTCCAACTCCACCTTGCCCTTGGCGTTGACCTTGGCAAAGATGGCGGCAATCTCTTCGATGCTTACGCCACTGGTCGCGGCGATGTCTCCAAGGAATTGCAGTTGGTCGTTGACCTCTGAAATTTCAGTACCTGACGCAATCAACTGCCGTGCGGCATTTGCTACCGCGTCGATTTGAAATGGCGTCTTGGCGGTAAACTCGTTTAGACGATTCATCATGAATGCCGCCTCTTCTACGCCTCCCGTCAAGCTCACAAACGACGTTTCAAGTTGCTCCAACTCCGCCGCGCTCTTGACAGCCATAGCAGCCACACCAGCAAGAGGCAACGTAATGGCCTGCGTCATGCTGGCGCCCAGTTGCGTAATGTTGCTGGTCATGCTACGCATGTTGCGCTGCACACGACCCAACTGCTTATTGAGGTCGCGCGTATCCGCGCCTATGCGTACTACGAGGTCACCGAGTTTTGCCATTTGCTAATGCTCTTAAGATAGCCAATCCGTCGCCTTTCGGCTTTTTTGCTTGTGTTTCTTTTTCCCAAGGAAAGACCGCGAGGTCGTGCGTGGTGAGCTTGCTGCCCTTCTTGGTATGTACATTCA